AGAGCTCTTTTAATGCCCTGCTGCAGGAATTGTGTTTCCAACTCTTCAATGCATATTCCCCTAGGTTTCGCGTAAGTTTTGTCTACAAACTTGAACCTAGAAGAGGGCCGTTCACACGACCCTAGAGACAGATACTTCTTAGGATCCGTTCTGAGGTCCCACGGGTGGCTGTAAAACCAGTCCTCGTAGGGAAACACCTCATCCAGTTGCTTGTACAGAACATGCGGACGGTAGCGCACATTCTTTCGTCGTGGTGTGTTAGTTGCACCCGGCCCCGGACGGGGCACAAACAGCCCTGTGTCAAACTCAGGCGAAAGATCGCCCAAAACACGAGTTATGACATTCCGAGCTGAAACGATAATGCGTTCACACTCCTGAGAATCAAACTCTAGATACTTTAGATCTATGTCTGTCTCAACGAAGCTCCAAAGCTGCTTTTGAAGCGTACTTGGTCGATAAGGACCCTTCAGTTTCTTGAAGGCGCAACAAAATTGATACAAACACTTCATTGCAGTGACCTTATCTACATCATCGCACTTAGAAGCCATATCAAACAGCTGCCGTAGGAATACGGGGTGAGTTTGATCCCTATCCAGTTTAAAACCGGGATAAGATGGCTTACCGCCCTCCAAACCAATAAGAAACTCGGTAAAGAGGTTGGGAAGTGTCTTAGTAGCAAAACTAAGTCCTTCACTAACGTATCTGCGACGCAATGTTGCTACGTCACGTGAATAGTCAGCCATGCGATAATGTTCAAGAAGTTTAAAAGCATCAGCCAAGATTGATTCAAGATACAGGACGACGTCTTCGTGACGTCGAACAAAACTCTTGATAATGTCTGCAGCTGATGCGCGAGGCGAGTGCCCCACAACCTTTGGCTTTTCAGGCTTGATTTTCATCTAGGCCTCCAGCCAAATGGGTTTCCACCGTCAACCTTAAAAGGGTCGATGATAGCTAAACTTCCGGCCCGCTATCCTTATTTGCGGGGTTGAGATTTTTTGTCGAGCGATCTGCGATGCTGAGGAACGCACGCAGAACCTCTACCAGTATGTTAACAATAAAAACCACACTGGTAAGACTAGCGCTGTAAACTTTACCAA